ATTCTATTTCTATGTCAATTAAATCGTCTAGTTTTTCTTTAATTGTTTTCATTGTTTAGCCCTTTCTGTTTTGTTTTATTTACGCATTTTGAACACTCTGTGCCGTGTTCCGTGTGTATTGCATAAAAGTCCTCTGCGTCTATTGTCTTTTCTGTGTATTCGTCCCCACAGTTCACACAAGCCCACCCCTCAGGGTATGCCTCTACGGCTTGATATCCTTTTAGTTTTTCTAGTATCATTTTATTTTTCTTTCTTTTTGTTTTTCAAGATTAAATAACAACTCATTTAATTTAATATAGTATGTTGTTGGTACTTTTTGATAGATTTCTTCATTAAATAAACTTTTAACTTTTTTTAGTTTATATGCTCTGTCCATGTTTTCTTCCCAACTGATAACCTGCTCAACACACTCGATTAAAAGTTTTTTATCTATTTTTTTCATTTTGTTGTCCTTTGGTTTATTTCTTGTTTAACTTTGTCCACTATTTCGGCCCGTGTGTAATCTATGTATTTCTTCGTAAAATAATCATCATCATTACGAATTGACGCACAGACCACACCCGTAAAATAATGGGTAATAGAGACATAATAGTCCTTATATGTGAAATGATATTCTTTGTGCATATTTAGATACAGTTATAAAATTCTTCTAAATATTCATCTAAGCCCAGACCATCGTTTAGATAAGAGATGTGGCAAGTATCACCCCACCAATAACCCTCGACTGTTTGTGTCTGTGTATTAATCCAAATATTAGGGCCACCAAAGGCAACCAAAACCCTAGCCCCTAAATATTGCTTATCACTAGAGATTATATATTGAATGTCTAAAGCATCTTTTAAATACTCACTAGCACAAGGGCCACACTCATCATCTGTTTCATAATGGCCTGTGCGTATTGTCTCTGCTATGTGTTTAACTTGTTCTCTTAATTTATTATCTTCTTTTAGTTGTGTTTGTGTCATTTTTATAGTCCTTTTTAGTTAATATAAGCACCTTATTTTATGGGTAAAAATAAGTAAAATTAAAAATGAGGGCAATTAGTGGGTGTTGATAGTTTTATATACTACTAATAGTATGCTATACAAAATACATCTTTAGGTTGTATAACTTACCTTAATTAAATTAGATTGATTTGTTATGTCTAAAAAACCAGAGAGTATATTTTCACAGAGAATAAAAGACTTAAAAAAACTTAATAAAGACTACTACTTTCAAGCTATTGAAACCTCAACTAGTAGAGGGGTTGCAGACCTCTTTACTATAATAAACGGACAATCCTATTGGTTAGAATTAAAGGTCAATCGAGCCAAGAAATCCACCCTAAACATTGGACTGAGTAAGTATCAAACAGCATGGCAAACAGTATTGAACAAACATGGTGGACATTGTTTTAACTTAGTTAGAGTACCCTCGCAGAGAGTGGTCAAAACTTATAGGCAAGAGGCGAGAGGGTTGGTTGAAATCGCCACGCACCCAGACACACAAGCAGGACTATGCACGGCACTCGAACACATGGCCGAGATAGTTCGCAGTAGTCGCCGTTAAGTTCTGATAACTCTCTATTATCGGTACCCATAAAGCCCTGTGCCGTGAGGGTATAGGCACGGCTCAATGCCCTAAGGGTCATTACTCAGTTGACCTTATGCTTGCCTTATTTCTGCCACAATACAACCTACACGCGAATTAGTAAGGCTCAGCTATGATGAGCTTGAGCAGGATTCATAAACGTAGTAAGGTAAGAATTAGCACGGTATAATCAAAAGGGACCCCATGGAAAAAGAATTCTTAACAACTGAACAACTACGTGAAGAAGTAGAAAAGAAATGGATAAAACATATACAACTGTGCCAAGATAATTTTTTATATTTTGTACAAGAGGTCTGGCCCGATATTATCATGCGTAAAGAAAAGGACCCTACAAAGTGGGGCCATCACCAAATCATGTCTAAAGAGTTTACTGATATAGCAAATCAGAAAAAAGGGCGCCTTATTGTTAATATGCCTCCCCGACATACAAAATCAGAATTTGCTTCCGTATTCTTTCCTGCGTGGATGATGGGTAAGTTTCCAAAATTAAAATTAATGCAAGTAACTCACAATGCTGAACTGTCAGCAAGGTTCGGAGCGAAGATCCGTAACTTGATTGATTCAAAAGAATATAAACAAATATTTGGGGATGTTAAATTACGAGAAGATTCTAAAGCTAAAGGTAGATGGGAAACTAATCATGGCGGCGAATACTTTGCTGCGGGGGTCGGCGGAGCAATTACTGGACGAGGTGCCGATCTATTAATTATAGACGACCCACATACAGAACAGGATTCCTTATCTAAGAAAGCAATGGAGAGAACATTTGAATGGTATTCATCAGGACCCAGACAGCGTTTGCAACCTGGCGGATCTATAGTTCTTGTTATGACAAGATGGGCCGAGAACGATTTAACAGGGATGTTGATAAAGGGACAAAAAGAAAATAAAGCAGACAAATGGAAACTAATATCTTTTCCTGCGATATTAGATTCAGGTAAACCATTGTGGCCAGAGTTTTGGCAGATAGATGAATTAGAAAGAGTTAAAGCAACACTACCTGTTCGTAACTGGTCTGCGCAGTATATGCAGAACCCTACATCAGAAGAAGGTGCAATATTAAAACGAGATTGGTGGAGACCTTGGGAGAAAGAACATATTCCACATCTACAACATGTTATACAAAGTTATGATACTGCATTCAGTGCAAAAGAGTCTGCAGATTATTCTGCTATTACTACGTGGGGTATATTTACTCCAGAAGAAGGAGGGGGTCCTAATTTAATATTGTTAGATGCAATGAAGGGTAAATATGATTTTCCAGAATTAAAAGCAGTTGCTATGGAACAATATAAATACTGGGAACCTGATTCTGTTATTATTGAAGCTAAAGCTTCTGGTGAGCCTTTGACCCATGAGTTTAGAAGGATGGGTATTCCAGTAATTCCTTTTACACCATCACGTGGAAAAGATAAACATAGTAGAGTTAATGCTTGTGCCCCTGTATTTGAAGGAGGGTCCGTATGGTATCCAGAAGGAGAACACTTTGCAGAAGAGGTTATTGAAGAATGTGCCGCCTTTCCTCATGGAGAGTATGATGACTATGTTGATAGTACTACACAAGCTGTGTTAAGATACCGACAAGGTAACTTTATTGAAACAGGGTCCGATTGGAAAGATCCTATGGATAAAATACCAAAAGAATATAAATATTATTAGGAGCCCTTATGAAAAAAGCTAAAGACATGTCTAAGTTACATGAAGACAGAGAATCTACAATGAAAGAAGGTAGAGAAACTAAAATGGAAAAAGAAGGCTACGAAGAAACTGAATCTGGTAAAATGATTAAACCTAAAAAAGCATTTATGGGTTTAGCTGTTGAAGCTGCAAAGAATCCTGTAAGCTTATTGGGATTAGCTGCAAAAAATAAAATGGGATTAATTGGTGGTGCAAAAGAACTAAAAGATAAATATTTTGCTAAAGGTGGTATGACTAAATCTCAAAAGAAAATTAAAAAGGTAATGAAAGAATTTAAAAAAGGAGAATTACATTCTGGTAAAAAAGGACCCGTTGTAAAAAATCCTAAACAAGCAATCGCTATTGCATTATCTGAAGCAGGTCAATCTAAAATGAAAAAAGCAGCAGAAGGTGATATGATGGGTGGATTATCAGGTAAGCAATCTAAACTAGATGTTAACAAAGATGGTAAAATATCTGGAGAAGATTTTAAAATGTTAAGAACTAAAAACAAACGAGGCGGAGGAATGGCCGAAAGAGGAATGGGACAAGCATTCTCTAAAGGCGGTGCTGTAAGAGGCACGGGAGCCGCGATCCGTGGCACAAGACCCGCTAAACTATACTAGGAGATAATATGTCTAATAAAATAAAAAATAAAATGTTAAAAGATTTATCAGGCGCAGCAGTAAGTGAAGCTGAATTAAAAAAAATTAAAAAAGCAATGTCAGAAGATCCTTACACAAGTCGCAATGAATTCAAACCAGGATTCTACGATCAAGAAAAACCCCCTGTATCATATGAAAGTTTAAAAGGTACAGCAGCTAAACCAATTCCAAATGTTACAGATACAGAATCATTTATGGAAGGTGGTTTCGCTAGAGGACAAAAACCAATTCAAGTGAAGAAGGTTCCCTTTAGAGGTGTGTTCTAAGTGGGTACGTTAAATAAAATTTCTAGAATACTTGGTGACAAGATCGTTGGCACAGGAATAGATGTCACAGATTTAGTTGGAAAAGATTTATTAGATAGGTCAAAAGGTGAATACGCAAGTATTGGTGCTGGGGCGGATGTTGAAAAACAAAAGCCAGTCATAGGAGCAACTGTTAAGAAGGGTCAAACAGAATATGGTATTGCAGGATCAAGCTCCACGGACCTCGGACTTGGCGCACAATATACTTCAGAAGATAAATCAACAACTGCTGGTATTGGTGTATCAAAAAATCCACAAGGAAAAGAAATTAGATTTGGTATTACTAAAAGATTTAAATCAGGTGGAGCAGTAGAAGTAGGTAAAGGAAAAGATTACATTAAGGATTTAATATAATGCCAAGTAGACTTAAACAATTATTACAATTGTTAGAAGAAGCCAAAGTTAAAGGTGATACAGATCAGGTAGGTATATTAGAACAAGAACTTTTTACTATGAAGGATAAGAAGCAAGAAGGTGGAGAAATCAAGGTAAAAGGTGGCGGATATATTAACGATTTACTGTAAAGTATAGTCCTAATTATCATTGCATGTTAGAATAAACTTGTTATAACAACAAGGAGAAAAAACCATGGCAAGAAAAAAATTAAACGATTTAGCTAAGATAGGTTTAGGTCTCGCTGCAGCATATGGCGCGTCTAAGGTTCTTGGTAAATCTGCGGAAGAAAAAGGACTTGAAATTGCAAGAAGCGAAACTAGAGATCTTACTTCTGACGAATCAATTGCTCCAAGAAAAGCAAGAATGAGCGATTCTCAAAGAGCTGCAAACCAAGCAATGCAAGAAGATGCTTCAAGAGCAGAGTTTGCATCTAAAGCAGCATCAACAGCATTAAATCCTAAAACAGGAATATACGGAGATCCAGGATCTTTAGAAGGATTCAGAGCATCTGAAAGAGCAAGATTAGAACGTATTGGTACACCTTTCGAAGAAAGTGTACAAAGTCCTAGAGCAAAACTAAGAGCAAGATTAACTGGAATGCAAGGTGCTAAAAAAGGTAAAATGATGAAAGCATCTAAAGGCGGATCAGTCGTTGCAAGAGGAAACAAATTAGCAAGAAGTAAACCTACAAAACTTTACTAATGGCTGAGATCGATAAGATTAATGAAGAACTTCCAATGGAAGACAACACTATTCCTGAAGAAGGATTAGATGTTGTTCTTCCTGAAGAAGAACAAGTTCCACAAGAAGTTGTAGAGGAAAATTTTTACAAGAACCTTGCGGAAGATATGGATGACAGAGCATTAAGTCGTCTAGCGTTAGATCTTATTGCAGATTATAAAAAAGATAGAGTATCAAGATTAGATTGGGAACAAACTTATGTTCAAGGTTTAGATCTATTAGGATTTAAATACCAAGACATGACAAGACCATTTCAAGGAGCAACAGGAGTTACACATCCGCTTCTTGCAGAATCAGTTACACAATTTCAAGCACAAGCCTATAAAGAATTATTACCAGCAGAAGGACCTGTAAGAGCAGAGGTCGTTGGATTAGAGACACCAGATATTTTAAGACAAGCAGAAAGAGTTAAAGATTTCATGAACTATATGTTGATGGAAAAAATGGAAGAGTATACTCCAGACTTTGATCAGTTATTATTTTATTTACCATTATCAGGATCTGCATTTAAAAAAGTTTATTACGATGAAATATTACAAAGAGCTGTATCTAAATTTATACCTGCGGATGATTTAGTAGTTCCATATTATGCAACTGATTTAAAAGATTCAGAACGTATTACTCATATCGTTAAAATGAATGAGAATGATGTTATTAAATATCAAAAAGCTGGCTTCTATTTAGATGTAGAATTAATACCTAAACAACCAGAGCAAACAGCTATACAACAAAAGTTATCAGAGATTGAAGGTGTAAAACCAAGTGGAGATACAACTTATCAATATAACATTTTAGAAATGCATGTTGATTTAGATTTAAGTGAATATGAAACAACAGCAAACACAGAAGAGAAAAATATTAAAGTACCTTACATTGTAACTATTGATGAAGGTTCACAACAAATTTTATCTGTATACAGAAACTATGATCAAGATGATCCATTAAAAACAAGAAAAGAATACTTTGTACATTACAAGTTTTTACCAGGTTTAGGATTTTATGGCTTTGGATTAATTCACATGATAGGTGGATTATCTAGAACTGCTACTTCTAGCTTAAGACAATTACTAGATGCAGGTACTCTTGCTAATTTACCAGCAGGATTCAAGAGCCGTGGAATTAGAATCAGGGATGATGACCAACCATTCCAGCCAGGTGAGTTCAGAGACGTAGATGCACCAGGCGGAAACATAAAAGATCAGTTCCAAATACTACCTTTTAAAGAACCTTCACAAACTTTATTTCAATTATTAGGATTTGTAGTACAAGCAGGTCAAAGATTTGCTTCAATTGCAGACATGCAAGTAGGAGATGGTAACCAACAAGCAGCCGTTGGAACTACAATTGCATTATTAGAACGCGGATCACGTGTAATGTCAGCTATTCATAAACGATGTTACTACGCAATGAAACAAGAATTTAGAATTTTAGCAGGAGTATTTGCAGATTACTTACCACCAGAATACCCATATGCAGTTTATGGTGCAGATAGAACAATTAAAATGGAAGATTTCAACGATAGAGTTGATGTTATTCCAGTTGCAGACCCAAGTATTTATTCAATGGCACAAAGAGTTACACTTGCAAATGAGAATTTAAAGATTGCAATGTCTAATCCACAAATGCACAACCTAAGAGAAGCGTACAGAAGAGTGTATGAAGCATTAGGAACTAGACAAATTGATGATTTATTGATTCCAGAAAGAGAACCAATGCCAGAAGATCCAGCTACGGAGAATTCTAAAGCGCTTAGAATGGAATTATTAAAAGTATTTCCAGAGCAAGATCACGTTTCTCACATTAATGCTCACGCAATATTCATGCAAAGTAGAATGGTTCAAACAAATCCAATGGTTTATGCTTTACTTCAAGGACATATTTCAGATCATATTGCGTATCAAGCACACGGAGAGGTTGGAGCAGCGATGATGGAGAACCCACAGAACGCAATTTTACAACAACAAGATCCAAATGGTTACCAAGTTCAATTTAATTCACTAGTTGCTAAACGAGTTGCAGAATTAACTCAACAATTAGTACAAGCAGAAGGTGGAGAACAGCAAGATCCGTTAGTAATGTTGAAACAAAGAGAATTAGATCTTAAAGCTTTAGATATTCAAAGACGTGCTAGAGAATCTCAACAAGATATGGAAAGAAAATCTTTTGAATTTGAAGATAGAATTGATGTTGAGAAGATGAAATTAGAGAATCAAGAACAACAAGCAGCAGAAAGAATCAAAGTTGCTAATGAAAAACTAAAAATTGCTAGAGAAAAGAATCAGCAGATGTTTGTTCCTAAAAGATAACCATGAAAATTGGTATTCCAAAAATTAAAAGTCCAAAAATAAGTAAAATTAAGAAACCTTCTATAAAAAAGATCAAAATGCCAGGCGTAAGATTTGGCCCACCTCCTAAAAGAGGACCTAATCCACAGGGAATGAGAATGGGTGGATATATTTCTAGACAAAACAAAAATAAATAGTATATATCTCCTTAAAATAACGGAGATATATGATTCAACAAACATACGATAAGTTAACAAAAGAACAAAAACTAATATTTCTTGCAGGAGTATTTGAAGGAGAAGGATCTTTTGGTTTTTGGGGAAAAGAAAATAAAAAAAATAGATATCTTAGAGTACAAATTAGAATGTGTGATGAAGATATCGTAGTTAGATTTATAGATTATTTTAAATTAGGCTCTATATCTACCAGTTTACCAAAAAACACTAAGCATAGTAGGTCGTGGAAATGGACAGTCGCAGGAGATAAGGCTATAGATGTGATGTTGCAACTTACTCCATATCTTGGTATAAGGAGACAGGAGAAATTTAAAGAATGTTGCCAATGTTACAAGCAGTTGCCCCATTAGCTAAGATACTATTTTCAACTATTGAAAAATCAGTACCTGATAAAGATTTACAAGAAAAATTAAAAGCACAATTGCAAACGCAATTGATGCAATCACATACCCAAGAATTAACAGCAGCAGCTAAAATTATTGAAGCAGAGGCTAAAGCTGGTTGGTTTGCATCTAGCTGGAGACCTTTATTAATGTACGTATTAATTTTTATATTAATATGGAATTATGTACTAGGACCAGTAATCTTATTCTTTTTTAAAGCTTCTATAACTATAACTCTTCCAGGAGATGTATGGACATTATTACAAATAGGTCTTGGTGGTTATGTTGTTGGTAGATCAGCAGAATCAGTAGCTAGAACCATGGCTAACAAACCACAACCAAAAGATCAAGAAAACGGGTAATGAAATACCTAGTTATTTTATTATTGCTTTGTTCTTGCAGTAATATAAATTCACCTAATATACCAGCTGGTCAAACTATAACTAAAAGGTTTATAATTGAATTTTAAAGATAAAGGTCCAAACGACTTAGAAAATATTATTTTTAAGTTGCAAAAACAAATTAAACAACTAAAAAAGAGGTTAAAAAAATGATATTTAATTTAATAAAAAAATTCTCTTCTTGGCTAGATTATTGGATCTGGAGACAAGAATTAAAAAGAAAAATTAAAAGAAATAATAAAATAAATCCATGATGGATATAAATACGTTGCAATTTATAAGAAATTACGTGAGAAAACGTATAGAAGAAACCAGGCAAGATATTTGCTATGGTATAGACACGTTAGATAGGCTCCACTATGCTAAGGGCAGGCTCAGCGCATTAGAGACGCTGCTACAGGATCTAAAAGACCTGCAACATAAAGAGGAGAGTATAGATGACGATAGTGGTACCGAATCAGAAATTAGTAATTCCAACTAGTTCTGAAAAATCTAACGAGACATCCACAAAAATCCCAACAGACGCAAAAGGCATCCAAGAGTATTTAGAATGTCTTCCAGACCCAATTGGTTATCGCATGTTAGTGCGACCATATTCTGGAGAATCTAAAACTAAAGGTGGACTTATTCTATCTGAGCAAACTCAGGATACGATTGCTATGACTACAGTTATTGGAATTGTAGTTAAAATGGGGGATCTTTGTTATTTAGATAAAGATAAATTTCCTACAGGAGCTTGGTGCAAAGAAGGCCAGTTCGTAATGTATGGAAGATATGCTGGATCTCGTTTCAAAACAAAATATGGTGAACACCGTATTTTAAATGACGATGAGATTATCGGTGTTGTTAAACGTCCTCAAGATATTCTTCACTTATACTAAAGGAGAAAACAAATGGTAGATGAAAAGAAAATTCCAGAAGTGGAACTTGATCTTGACGATGTCAAAGAACAAGAAATACAAGTAAAAGAAGAGTCAAAAGCCGAGAAGAAAGCACCAAGTTTAAATGTTGGTGAAGTTGATCTTGGTTATACAACTCATTCTAAAGAAGATAAAAAAGAAAAGGTTGAAATTGAACAGGAAGAGGAAACTAAACCTGTTGAAACTAAACCTGTTGAACAAGCTAAAACTACTGAAACTAAAACTGATGACTTATCAGAAATTTCAGAATCTGTTCAAAAGCGAATTGATAAATTAACTCGTAGATATAGAGAAGCCGAAAGAAGAGAACAGGCTGCTGTAGAATTTGCAAAAGGTTTGCAAAAGAAATATAGCGATTACGAGAAGAAATTTGATACTGCCGATAATAATTACTTGAAGGAATTTGATGCAAGAGTAGATGCTCAAAGAGAACAAGTAAAAATTAAATTAAAAGCAGCTATTGAAGCGAATGATCCTAATAAGATCATGGAAGCTAACGATGAGTTAACGCAATTAGCAGTTCAAAAAGAAAAAGCTAAATTGCAAATGGCTGATCGTGAAATAAGAGCTAAACAACTTGAAGAACAAAGAAAACTTGAAGTTGAAGAAGCTAAAGTGCAAAAAGAAAACGTTGTTGTACCAAAACCTAGCGAAAAAGCTAAGTCTTGGGCCACTAAAAATACTTGGTTTGGGGATGATAAAATCATGACTCAGGCCGCTTTTTCAATCCATGAAGAACTAGTTGGCAGTGGTGTTGAAGTAGAGAGCGATGAGTATTATAATGAGATAGATAAACGTATGAAGGGATATTTTCCTCATAGGTTTGTTGTTGAAGAACAACGTAAGCCCGTTCAAACTGTTGCTTCCGCTGGAAGAAAACAGGAAGGACGCAGAACTGTGAGACTCACCAAATCACAAGTTGCTATTGCTAAAAAATTAGGGGTGCCACTAGAAGAATACGCTAAATACGTGAAGGAGGCAAATTAGTATGAGCGATAAAGAAAATAAAAGATCTTCACGCGCGTCCGAAGAAGTTAAGGTTGATAGAAATAAACCTTGGGCGCCACCATCATCTCTGGATGCACCACCTGCGCCAGACGGCTATGTCCATAGATGGATCAGAGTCGAGTCAATGGGTTTTCAAGATACTGCAAATGTATCGAAGAAAATGAGAGAAGGTTGGGAATTTGTTAGATCCGAGGAAATCATAAGTAGATTCGGAAAAAACCAATATCCAATTATCCATGACGGTAAGTACGCAGGGTTGATCGGGGTTGCTGGCCTAGTGTTGGCTAGGATACCAGAAGAGATTGTGAAATCTCGCGCAGAGTATTTCAAAAGAATTACTCAAGATAGAATTAACGCGATTGATTCAGATCTAATGAAGGAACAACGACCTGAGATGCCTATTAATATTAATAGACAATCTCGCGTAACTTTTGGTGGGGGAAATAAAAGATAAAAATTTTATAATACCAACCAAAGTAAATATAAACTATAAACAAAAACAAGGAGTATAAAAAATGGCAAACGTACTAGAAAAATTTGGTCTAAGACCATCTAGACAGCTAAACGGCAGTCCATTCATTAATGCTCAGAACAGATATAGAATCACAGCTAATAACACAACTGCGATTTTCCAAGGAGATTTGGTTATACCAAAATCTGATGGAACAGTAACACGTTATGTTGCTGGAACTACTAATTCTGTTGTGGGTGTTTTCAATGGTTGCTTTTATACAGACCCAACAACTCAAAAACCGACTTGGAAAAATTATTATCCAGCAAGCACAAACGCTTCAGACATTACAGCGTTCGTAATTGATGGTCCAGATACGGTTTATGAAATCAATGCAAGTGGCACAGTTGCCGTTGCAGGTCTGTTCTTAAACTATGACGTAGTAAACGTAACAGGTAGCACTCAAACTGGAATATCTTTAGTTCAGTTAGATGGCGGTTCTGCGAATACTACAAACACGTTACCGTTAATGGCAATCGATATATCGCAAGATCCTTTAAACAGCGATGTAGCAGCTTCTAACGCTAACATAGTAGTGAGAATTAATAATCACTTCTATAAACAAAACCAAACAGGCATATAATAGGAGATAAATTATGGCTATATCACGATCACAACTAGTTAAAGAACTAGAGCCAGGATTGAATGCACTATTCGGCCTGGAATACAACAGATACGATAACGAAGATGCAGAAATCTTTGTAACAGAAACTTCAGATCGAGCTTTCGAAGAAGAAGTTATGTTATCAGGATTTGCAAGCGCGGAAATCAAACAAGAAGGTGCACCAGTAGTATTTGATAATGCTACAGAAGCATACACTTCTAGATACACTCATAACACGATTGCTTTAGCATTCGCGATTACTGAGGAAGCTATTGAAGATAACTTGTATGATAGACTTGCTGCGAGATACACTAGAGCATTGGCAAGATCAATGTCGCAAACTAAGCAAACGATTGCGGCTAACATCTTAAACAATGGTTTCAGTTCGTCTTACACAGGTGGTGACGGAAAAGCTTTATTAGCTAACGATCACCCTCTTGCTAACGGTGGAACGTTTAGAAATATACTTTCTACTGCTGCTGACTTATCAGAAACATCACTTGAGCAATCGTTAATTGACATTGCTGCGTTTGTAGATGAAAGAGGTTTAAAAGTTGCTCTACAAGGTAGAAAATTGATTATTCCAAAAGAATTACAATTTACTGCTGAGAGAATCTTAAGAACACCTTTATCAACAACTCCAGGTGGTTCTAACGCGTTCGCGAAAAACGACATCAACGCTATGTTAAATATGGGAATGATCCCAGAAGGTTACAGAGTTAACCATTTCTTAACAGACACTGATGCATTTTTCATCATGACGGATGCTCCAAATGGATTAAAACACTTTGTAAGATCGCCAATTAAAACGGCTATCGAAGGTGATTTTGACACAGGAAACGTTAGATTCAAAGCTAGAGAAAGATACAGCTACGGCTGGTCTGACCCTAGAGGAATCTTCGGTTCTGCAGGAGCTTAATAAGTAATTAATTATACTGGGGCGTCTTTACGCCCCAGTATTTTTTAGGTACAATAGGTATTATTATGGGTTTTAAATCAGATATCCAAGCTACAAGAATTACAGCAGCTACATCAACTGTAGTGATTGCTCCATCAATAAGATTAAGAGGAATTATAGTTGCGTCATCAGGTGGCGGAACTGGAACTGTTGAATTAAAAACAGAAAGTGCAACTGGTACAACTTTATTTGTAGCAGATGTTCCAGCTGGAGATATTATTAATTTAAATTTCCCAGAAGATGGAATTTTATTTCCACAAGGAATTTACGTTTCAACATTTACTAGCATTGCAGCAGTAACATTACTTACAGATAAATATTCGGGTCCAGGCCCAATGTATCAACCACAACCGTAATATTTAAATGCCTATTTTAAAATCAGGCACTTACTACGATACATTACAAGACTACTATGGTCTTGGTGAAGAATCTGATAAAAATAAACAATCAAAACAATTAAGAGCAAGTTTAGGAACAATTGTTGATCTTGCAAAAGGTGGTATGCCAGCAAGAAATAAAAAGAACTTTAGATCTACAGAATCTGGTGCAGGAATGACACAAGCTGGAGTTAAAGCTTATAGAAGAATGAATCCAGGTTCAAAATTAAGTACAGCTGTTACAGAAGATAAACCAGGCCCAAAAAGAGCAGCAAGAAGAAAATCATATTGTGCAAGATCTGCTGGACAAATGAAAATGTTCCCAAAAGCAGCAAAAGACCCTAATTCTAGACTAAGACAAGCAAGACGTAGATGGAAATGTTAAGCTTGCAATGTCTTATTTAAATGCTAATATCCCGCCTATCTATTGCAAGATAAGGAGAGAATATTTATATGACTTACGAGAACATCAAGGCGAAACTGAAGACTGTGTGGTATTCGGTTTGGGGAGTATTAGCGGGCGTGCATTATTGTTTCACTGTTTACTTACGAATGGTGCAATCTATTGGAGACTTCCTATCTCTGCTTTTATTCAAAGAGGAAGCGGCAATACTTTGTATAGCACAGAAATGGAACATCAAGATCTCGAAGATCTTCAGCTATGGAATTCATTCAGTTATTATCCTTCTGTTACTACTTTTGATTTTTTAATCGGACAACGTTGTAAATATTTAGGAAAGGATAAAAAATTTTATCATGGAGAATATTTATTCACTGTGGATTGGGCACATCCAGAAAGTAATATACTTGATACTGAACATTCCGAAATTCCTGATCAACATAAGTGTGCACA